ATCTCAAGCTGGCGTTCTTCGGATAAGCCACACGCAATTTCAGGGTCGTAAGGCTCGTAGTTGTGGACTGCTAGCCAGACAACCCTGATTTCGTCTCTGGTGAGTTCCATCGATGGTAGTGAGTAGGTCTACACGGCCTCAAGGGCTGCAACTTTGGCTTCCAAGGTTTCGATGCGGAGCTGTGCTTCTTGGAGAGCCTTAATGGCCATCCACATCACTTGCTGATCCTTGACACCAAGCCGCTCCTCTTGAGCAGGCTGATCTTCAGTCGCCTCTTTGGCTTCTTGGAAGACGGTAATCACTTCCGGGCAGCTCTCAGCCACCTGCTGAGCAATGACGCCTATGTTCAGGTCAGTATCACCGGGTTGATCCTTGTAGCGGAAGTTGACGATCTCCCACTCCTTCAGGCAGTCCCAGGTCTTAACCGCAGGTGCAATGTCTTTCTTGGCGTTTCGGTCAGAAAGGTTGACGTTGTTGGCGCTGTAGTTAGCGATCCCGCCGTTGGAACGGATCTGGGCTCTGACTGCTACGGTGTCGCGACCCTGGAAGAAACAAGCGGTAGCGTCGTTAGGTGCGTAAGCGGAGAAATTAGCATCAACAAGTGAGTTGGTAAAACCAGAGGCTGCATCTCCGTAAACACTGAAGACGTGAGCATTAGAGTTGGTTCTGCTCAAGGTAGCGCCGGTATTGCTAATTCGCAGCGCCTCAGTAGGTGATGCCAACCCATCCCGTGTAGTGGAGAACACTAATCTGCCCGGCATATCGTCAGCGCCACTGGTGCCGTCAACAAACGCTTCAATCTTTGCGCCTTCTACAAACTGTGTGCCGTCGTTTCCTTGGAAAGTAATTACACCAAGTTTTTGCCCAGACGCGGTCAAAGTGTTTGACCCAAGTGAACTTCCGGCGCTCTTGTTAAGACTGATAATTGAGCAATCGTCCGTGCCAGTGTTATTACAAATGGCAGCTAGACCACTGTTCTGATAATTAGTGCCTTCAATTTGAACTTGATTAGTGTTTGAAGTGTTGTAGAAATTCGCACGCGCACTAGACGTGCCAACTAAGAGCCTGCCCGATGCATCAATTTGAACTCTGTCGCCGCCGCTGTTGCCAGCAATCAAATTGCCGGCGGAATCCCCGTAGAGATAGTTAGTAGTGGCACCAAGATTAATCCGACCATTTGAGCCATCGACTACATTAACAGTTCCAGCAACATCTAGCTTGTAAGCTGGAGTAGTGCCAATCCCTAAACGCCCTGAGGAGTCAATGTCAATGCCGCTACCTGCATTTGTATAAAACTTAAGGTTTAAGCCGTTAATGCGTCCAGCAACGTAAGTATCTTGCGCAGCATTTGTGAAATCAACAACTTGGCCGCTGCTGAGAATCCTGCACAGGTTTGTTGAACCAACTACGCTATCGCCGCCAGAAACATGGAGACGTGCGCTAGGACTACTAGTCCCCAGACCTACCCTGTTATTGGCGGCATCAACGTAAAGCGTATTGCTGTCGATGTTGACGTTGCCGCTGGCATCAATCGTCAGGCGTGCCGTACCACCCGTCGAAATGCCGACTTGATCAGTGCCGGGCGAATAAAAGCCAGTGTCAGTGCCACTGTCCTTGAAGTAGATCGACGGTGCTGCAGCCGTGCCGTTTTCAAACGCAATCGTTGACCACTCACCATCCAACTGGTACAGCGTGATCCATGCGGAGTTTGCGCCGTTCCGCATCTTCATGACACCGGCTGTGGTGTCCGCCCATGTCTGATAGGCGTAGGTGGTGCTGGGTTCGCTGCTGCCGCTGTTCTGGCTGACGATTGCCGACAGCGCGTTGTTCAGGTCAGAGCGAAAGCTACTGCCCGACTGGTTAGCAATGACGTAATCGTGCTGAGCCATGATGGCACCTGTGGTAAAGGAAGTCTAGGGCAGTTGCCTACCGTGACCAACTGCGGTGTAATCGAAGGTTCGTGACACTGCTGTGCCAGCCGAATTGCGGAAGGTGACCGTGAAGCCTGTGCGGCTGATGGATGACAGCACGAAGTAATCGCCGGTCGCCATGTTCTGCCCGCTGACCCCAACACTGGGCGTGGCATAAAAGGCATTGGTGAAGGTCACGGCATACGCACCAGCGCCGCTGCTGATGTTGTTACCGGATTCCGTGCGGCGTTGCAGCTCCACCGTGGCACCAAGCTCATCAATCAAAATGTTCTGGCTGGTATCGGTGCTGGTGGCTATGACCTTGAACTGGAAACCCCGACCCTGACGGGTGCCGTTCACCAGCGGGTGCCAATCGGTGTAGACCGGATCATTTCCCGTTGGATCGTCGGTGGTGCTGCGGACATACAGGGTGGCGTTCACCTTGTCCAGTGTGCTGCCGTCAATATCCGGCCATGTGTCAATCAAATCCAGATGGTCATCCCAAAGGTCGCCAGGCAGGAAGGCGCGGGTGATGAAACGGGCGCGAATGTCAGCGTCAAACGTGGCGCCAAGATCCAACGTGCTGCCAAATTCATATTCACCCAGCGCAACAATGTCTCCGGCGCTATCAATACTGGGTAGCGCATCAAAGTCACCATCAACCGCCAGTTCATCAAAAAACACGCCTTGGTCAAGGATTAGCGCATCTTGCTCCACGCTGTAGAGCATGTTGGTTTGATTGCCTTGGAATGGCGGACTGGTGGTGTCCTCGTTAAAAGTGATAATCGTCAGAGGTGATTGCGGCGCAGGCAATGTCACCTGAACGCTGGTGGGATTAGCGGAGCGGTTGCCGCTGCTGTCCTCAGCTTTGATCAGGTACGTGCCAGCTAGCAATGGCACCTTGGCGGAGGTAGAAGCACCAGCCACAGCGGCGATGATGTCGTTGGTGTCCTGCCATTCAACGTTGGTGGTATCCGGCGAATGACGAACGATAATTTTGCCGCCAACCACCACATCTAGATCCGTGGATTGTGGCCACGACATTTCAGCGGTTTGTGCATCAACTTGGCTAATGTCCAGCGCCGTGATGTCAGCAGGAATTGCAGTCTTACCAACAACTGCGATAGATGTTTGAGCTGGAATTGACAGTTTGCCGCTGGCACTGACAGCCGTAACCTCAAGTTGCCAGCTACCTTCTGGGGCGTTGAAAATATCAACCTGTGTAGCTTCAGTGTTTGGCAGATTGATCCAGTTGCCGTCGGTGACGCGATAACGCACCTGATACGACGTGGCACGTTCTACTCGTGTCCAGCCAACAGATACCTGCGTGAAGACCAGATTGCTATCGACGTACAGGCTTTCGCTGCTGGTGATGTTGGTTGGAGAGCTGGGCGCCTCATCCAGCGCCGTTACATCTTTGAACTGCAATGCCGCACCAGATTCGACGTAGGCATATTTGCTGCTGTTGTACGACAGTGCGGTGATGCCATAAACGCCTTCGCTGCTGTCTTCGTTGATGGAAAGCACGCGCCAGCTAGACGGTTCAACCGAGCTGGTGGTCAACAACCATGGTGCATTGGCCTGTGGTGCAACACTGAACGCAGAGGAGACAGTGATCGTCTTGGTGCCGCTGACGTAGCTGCTGACGGTGCGGGTTTCGGCCAGCGAATTAGGTAGCACCACGGTCAAGGTATCGCCGGAGTTGATCGTACGGTTTGCGTCGATTACCACTGTGGTTGTGGTGGCGCTGCTGACGCGACCAGATAGACGGGTGCCAGCGCGGGTTGGATCGCTGACATCAATGATCATGCCGGGACGTAATACCACGCCCGACTCGGCTGAGATCGCAAAGCTGACAGTTTCGGTTTCGTATTGGTTGGTGTAAAGGAGCCACCGCCCGACTCGTGCAGCTTGGCTTTGGCTTGTGCAGGCGAAGGCTTCGATTTCTTCTTTAACGATGCCGTATTTGTTGATCAGAGTTGCATCCTCCACCACCTCGATTGCGGTGTCACGTGTGGTGCGATCTAAATAACGAACCGAGACGACAGTTGGGCGCGTGCGAATATCGCTGCCTTGGTAGATGAAATTGCCGCCGATGACATTGGCAGCACCGAAAACGTAGGACGAATCTTGCGGGCGATCCTGTGCCAGCGTGACGCTACCGCCCGCCCAATACGCTTGGCTGCGGAAGATGCTGAGCAGTTTGTTGATTAGTTCAAAAGCTTCCCCTGAGTTCTGGATGCTGACGTTGCAGGAGAAGCGTGCTTCTTGTGTTGGGTTGCTGAGTCCGGTGGAAACCAGTTCGTTTGCATATTGACTGGCAGCAAGAAAACTCCATTTGTCCAACCTGCTAGCGTTGCCATCCCAAGTGCCATCTTCAATATCTTGTTTTTCGGCGTCAGTCAGAATCTGTTCGCCAAAGCCATAGCGGCGTGAAGTCAGCAAATCCCAAAGGATCCATGCCGGACAGGAACACCATGTAGCCGCAGAAAACGTGCCAGTCCAAACACCAGAGTAGATCAGGCGTCCGGTTTCAGAATCAACGGTGGCATTATCTGGGATGCGAATTTTGATGCCTTTGATGTCATATGTGCGAGTTGGAATGGAGTTAAATTGTTGCGCGTCAATCTCCAAGCCAATCAAGGCGCTATTGGGATAACTGAGCTTGGCGTCTGTGATTTCGGTATAACTCAGCCACGAGAAGGCATTTGCAATTCTTATTGATGCTGAATCCTCTGAAATACGACGAACGCGAATATTGAGTGGGAAATTATTGGCAACAGTTGCGGAATCCCAGCCAAGAACCGAACTAAGATTGACTTCTTTAGCAAAGTTATAGCCACCAGACGCCTTGCCTTTTATTATTTCTTCAGTGTATTCTTGGTAGCCTCCGCCATTCAGTTGAATATCAATGGCATAACGAAAAGAACTGCCACCGATATTGCCAGTTGAGCCAATGGTTTGAAAACTCGGGATTGACAGAGTAATTCGTACATGATCAATTTCACTATTGGTAATCGTTCGCGTAATTGCACCAGCAGTAATTGGAACATCGACGTAATAGGAGCCAGTGCCGGTTTTGACGCCAGCAGCACGCAGAACCGTGAAACTATTTGTTGTGGTTGTTAAAACTTCAAGCACCTCACTAACTTTGGCCAGCGATCCTGTCAGGAACGTCAGCAGTGTTGACATTCCAGTTGTATAGCCATGGTTGGTTTTATTGATTGTGATCACTGATGTGGCAGTAACCGTGCCAGATGTGCTGCCGCTAGCGGCTGTCGTAACCGTAAAAGTATTGGTTGTTTTGCTGACGATGGTATAAATACCAGTTGTCGCGGTGCCAGTATTGAATTTCAGGTATATGACTTCACCAGCACTGAGGCCATGGTTGTTTCTCGTGACAGTAACAGTGGTGCCAATGCGGCTATAGGTGCCAGTGAAGTTATCGCCTGTTTTTGTGTAAGTTGCATCGGTTACACGAACCTGACCACCGGCGACCTTGGCGGCTGTCATTGTGCCAGCAAGATCCGTGTAAGCGATGTAAAAGTCAGTTCCGGTGGGCGCGGGCGATGACAGGATTGTTTGAACGCCAGAAGTTATACCGCCGGATAGGTAAGTGATATAAACAGTGCTGCCAGCAGTCCATGTACCGTTTGCTGTGATTTTGATGCATGGGCGAATGGCATAAACATCGCCACTAGTTTTGGTGAATTTTGTATTGACGCGGGTGACGGTAAAAGTATCAGTTGTTGTTGCTGTAATCGAATAGGACTTATCATAAGGCGAGTTATAGTCCTTAAAGTTCAGAAATACCTGATCGCTTGTTGTTAAACCGTGTGCTGGCCAAGTTACAACAATGTTGTTTGATGCCGAAGCACGAGTGAAGGTTGATGCATTCCATTCACGACTCCAGCCGCCGACAACGTTATTTTCAGCCTCGACTAATTCGCCAACTTGAACTTCCTGCTCAATACTTGGAAACCCTTGAATGTAATCCTGATCTTGCGTGCCAAGTTGAGTGCTGATCGTAAAACCTTGAAAGTTGGCGTTGCCTGAGCTGCCGATCAATGGGGTGTTATTGAAAAAGATTGATTTATTCCCATCAGCCAAACCTTCAATTTCGCCTTCACTAATCAGATCCAGCACACGGGCATAGGCTTTCGATGCAAGGGTATCCGCTGCAGTTGTAGGCGGGGAAAAACCACCACCGCCGCCACCTTTGCCGCCAAAGCCGCCAGCGCCAATGATCTGATCGTTGTTGCTCATCGGATTTTTGTGGTGGAAATGCCTGCGCTAATTACAACACTGCCAGTAAAAATTCGTCCGTACACCAGTGGAATTGGCGTGCCTTGGATGCTGGTGTTCTGGATGCCGCTGAAATTAAACGACTTCAGTTGTCTTGGATCGCGGCCAGTTTGTGTAGCCATGCCAGCTTGATTGCCAGGAGAAATCAACGAAGCCACGCCGCCCAAAACCATCGCTGCACCAATAAAACCTACGGCTGAAGATGCGAAGGCCAAGGCACCTGTGGCAGCAAAACTTGTAGCAGCGCCAGATACCAAGGCCGCGCCAGTTGTCGATGTAAAAGCCCCAGCACCCAAACCCAAAAATCCTGCGCCCAAGGGCGCGAAAACTATCGCCGCTGCAACCAAGCCAATGCCAGCAAAAATTGACCCAGCACCTCCACCCGCACCAGCCAGCACTGGCGTAATCGAAATCGTTCGGTCATCAGAACAGCTCATGGCAAAGTCTTCCTCACCCACTTTCGTCTTGCCCACCATCACGCGGAAACCAATGCCGTCTTGGGCGCTATCAATCAGCCATTGCTCCAAGCCGCGAAAGTTGGCGCAGAGAAAACGCACCGCCTCAGCCGGACTAGCAACCTCAGCCTGAAACACCCGTTGCCCTAGGCGTTCTGCGAGCTGTCCGTAAACCTTAACGGCTCTCATGTCGCAGCACCTTCCCCGTGCATTTTAGGAGCCAGTCCCCTAATAAGTCACGGCTAGACAGCCTTCCCGTCATGTGGTGCAGCACGTATTGATCGCCCAAACTCACCGCCACATGGTTCAATCCAGCCGTCTTGCCGATTGCCATCAATAGCGCATCCCCACGCTGCATCGACTTAAAACTCACCTCACGGAAGCCAGCCTGCTCATACAGCTCCATAAACCGTGGCGCCTGATCCCAGCCATCCCGTGCCGGTCGATCCCAATCTGGTAAATCAAGATCCCACTCCTCTTTGTACCAGTCACGCACACAGCCCCAGCAGTCCAAACTGCCCCAGCAGTACTCACGCCCGATCAGCGGTGGTTTGTAGTCGTTTGGCATTGCCTCGCCCCACTGCTGCGTAATTGGGTTAACAATCAGCCACGGCAGACCGCTACGGTTGCACGCCACCTGATCCGCCATGCTTGGCTGCGGGTTGGTGTGTGGGTGGCTATGGATCACCGCAATAATCTCGCCAGCATCCTCGGCGGCGGCATAGTCCTCAGGGTCAAGCTGGAAGTAGTCATCTGGTCTATCCGCCAAATTGCGACATGGCCAGAATCGCTTGCGACCTTTGATGACCACCAGTAATCCACACGCCTCGCGTGGGTAAGCGACCTGCGCGTGTTCAATAACCTGTGCCTTGATTGCGTCGCTGATCATGTGAATTGTCCTGCTCCAGGGAAGCCGCCAAACGGCAGTTGAACGCCAGTGCCAAAGTGTGCCTCACAATCAGCCAGTGTCTTGAGGCAAGTTGGCAGCGCACCAGCGTAGGTACATTCCTTGCCCTTGTATTTCCACTGGCATTGCAGCGTCACCTGCCGCTTGGGCGCTCTGATGCCTTGCATGTCGAAGGCGCTCGCCAGCTCCCACTCGATCACATCACGCGATTCAACCGTCTTGCGCGAGATGAAATACACCTCTCGTGGGAACTCGGCATAGGGATCAGCCGTAGCGTTGGTGCCACCCGTGAAGTTGCTGGCGTCTAGGTATTTCTTCAGGGTGCGGATCCGTGTCACCCGTGCGTTGATCAGATCGTTACTCGGCGTGTAGGCGTTCACATCCAGCAGCGCCAGCGTCAAAAGGCCGTTCAGATTGGCAACTGAAATTTTTGGCTTGGGCAGTTGTCCGCTGCCGCTGTACTCAAAGCCTTCGGCCTGCACAGGGAATCGGCTGTAGGTATTACCCGCCCAAACAATGTCGCCGGAAAGTTCGTTCGTGCCAGCGTGGAAGCGATACGTTGTTGTAGCTGGTGGACTGCCTTCTGGATAGTGCAGTTTCTCAATCAGCGCCAGTTCAAACAGTTCAATAATCGCGCTTGGGTTGATCTTCTGCAGTTCCTCGCTGACTGCACTGACCGCTGCCCAAGTGACCGTGCCATCAACGACATAGCCTTCAAGGCTGCTGCTGGCGTTGGTTTTGTAAAGCTTGGTTGGCCAGACGGGTTCAGTGCTGCCGGTTGTACCAGCGACGATGCAGCGGAAGACAAAACCGAAGCCGGTCTGCGTCGTGGCGCGGACAACATTACCGACGCTCTTGGCAGTAGTAGCAGCCCAAGCGGTATAGGCCATCAGGGTTCAAATACTTGACGGAAGGTTGCGTTGATTGTGTTCACATTTGCAAAACGGAAATCACGCGACCAGCTTTCAACCACCCATTTGTAAGCGATTGCTTCATCCAGTGGCGTCCAATCAAAACTGGCGTTGTCAGCAGCGCGTGCATCAAAGAACGCCTCAATGGCGTCAGCATCTGAATTGCTTTTTGCCGTCCAAGTCAAATCCCAAATACGCGGATTTTGATTAATGCCATACGTAAGTCTTTGTTCATATCCATCGCCAAACTGCACCTTACGAACAACAGGTTGGCTTTTTCGTGATGCACCAAAATCAGGCGTGGTGCCGCCTGTGCTAGTGCCGACAGTGGCGTCGTTGAAAGTGGCCATTACGCGAGCAAGCCTCCAGGACGTTTCTGCTTGATCAGCTCTTGCTGAACGGCGATGCCGATTGCCTTGCCAAGTGCATTGGCCTGTTGACCGTTGCCTTCAACGTTGCTGCCATTGGCATCGACATTCAC